ACCTGTTTTGATAGCCCCTTTATAGATGATTTTTGCTTCATCTAACTTTGCTATCTCATCAAAAATAGCAGCGGGAAGTGCTTTAAACTTCCCATCACTATCCAAACTTTCAACCGCACCCCAAGAGATACTTCTCTCACCCACAGGTGTACCTTGAGTGAGTTTTTTTTGTTTTATAGCAGGAGTTTTAAAACTATCTGCAATACCTATATTCCCATATCCATCTATAAATGTATTAAGCCCAACGATTACACTTCTATCCATAATTTTTCCTTTATATTAATTTATGCTGCTAACACTTCATACACAAGTGGTGCAAAGATATCAACTCTATTAAATCGCACACAGATAAGTCTAGGACTTGGTACCTCTTGAGCATCAATCACAAAGTAAAACTCCCCAGCAGTTATTCTCTCAGGAGTAGTTCTCTCCTCATCAAGATACACATTAAAACCAAGCATCACATCATCACCCACAAGACCATCCATAAATCCTGTCAAACTATCTTTTGCAGCTTTTAAAGCAGCCAAGTCTCTATCCACAGCCCAAAAGATACCTTTAAGTACAGCATCAGCTGCAAGGTCAAAGATTCTCACTCTTCTTGCATCTTGCCAAATAGGGTCTGCATCAGTAGTAGCATATTCCCAAGTTCTAATCCCCATATAAGTAATAAAACTCATGATTTGATTTTCAGTCAATGGATCAGTCTCATCTAACCTTCCTGCATAAAAATCACTTGGAGATTTTACAGAACTTACAGGTAGTACTCTATTTGAGATAGACTGAGCATACCCTGTTTTTGAACTTCCATCTGTATAACATCGAAGCCAAGCCAAAACAACTCCAGAGTCATAGTCATCTGTTTGACTTAAAGCTGTATTCCAAATACCCAGCGATGTTTTTGCCAATGTGATTCTATCACTCCCAAACTCATTTCGTTTTGCTATTGCATCTCCATTGTCAGCTGCATCAAGGTCTATAAATGAACGAGATTTTAAACTATTGTTTACACTTATCATCGCATTTGCTACATCCATATCATGTATAGCATGGTCACATACAGCAACTATATCAGGTTTAAATCCTATGATACTACCTGTTGCACTTGCTTTATTTACACTTCCAGCTGCAAACTTCAGAACATTTGTCGCTTCTATAATTTTTGTTTTTGTTTGTGCAGCTGCTTCCTCAGCTGTTGTGACACCTTCCTCTTCTACAACCTCATTAACAACTGAAATAATAGTAGGTACTATACAAGGAAACTGTTCATCCCCCACTTTTAAATATTTCAGCATATTTCCTTTTGTATGTGCTTTGATTAGAGTACTCTCAAGAGCATCTCTAGGACTATCAAAATAATACAATCCAGCTGCTATATCACTTGTCACTACCAATGCTATTGGTAAAGTACTAGTTACCCTTATAGGTCTAGGACTATCACTACTTCTCTCTGTTACGATACCTCTATTTTCACTCATCTTATTTTCCCCCTAGTTATTGGATTTGTTATTGTTCTATACATTTTGCACTTCTCCTGTTATAAGTTTACTTATCTCATTCATAGCCGACACCAACCCTTCAGTCAATGTTTCAACTTGAATTTGAGAAAGCTTATTTTCTGCATTTTTCCAATACAACTTAATATCTTTAAAATTAGCAAGATATATCTCTTTTTTCATAGTATAAAAAGAGTAAAGTAGATTATCTTCACTCATACCCTCAAGCTGTGTAACCACAAAGTCATACTCTGCTTTTAAAGTTCTATACAAAGCTAGAACAGTTACAGCACTCATATATGAGATACTGTTTATATCTGCATCAAAAGAAACACTATTTACAGTTACTTTTAACTCACCAAGAGCTGCTGTCTTTTCTTCACTTTGTATCACCTCTTGCTCTTTTACAAAATCAGGCTCTCTCATCCCATTCTTATCTGTTGTTTCAAGATAATATTTATAGTATGTCTCATCCTCTTTTTTTAAAAATTTGCCATCATTTACTTTCCAAATATCCTCATTGAAAAGATCATTACTTTGAAATGTATAAAACTCATAGCTTCCATCAGGTTTGACTCTAAATCTATTTAAACTCATCTTATGCCCCTTCACTTATTGTAATTACACCACTATTATTCCAAGCTAAACCCTCAATAAGTGGATCAACTGTAGGTAAGTTTGATAAGTCCACATTACTTAAAAACTTCACATAATTTAGTAAAAGAACTGGATAATAAAACCCATAAAGATCTAAGATATTTCCATTTGCTCCTATAGGTACTTTTATAGGTAAGTAAGTGATATGTCCAAGATTGTTTCCATCTTTGTCATACCATTTACCATCTATGAAATAATCTCCCACAGTAGATACTTTCCCAAAACTAGGCTCAGTAGTTGCAGCATAATAAACCCCTTCACTATCAACTTTTACATAGTTTACTGCATCATCTATCCAACCATTTGATGGGACAATATTTCCATCTACAATATTTTTTAAGATATTTGTGTTGTACCCATTTGAAAAGATTGTTTTATTGTTTGACATATAGAGGTTTGAAGTATCTGAAGGGATATTGACATAGCTTCCATTATTAGATGCATCTGTATCAAACTCTACTTCTAATAAATATGTATAACCTAACACATTTGGATTACTCGAACCTGTAATAGTAAGCTTACCATTCTCAACTGCTATATATGTTTGTGTTGTTTCAGCTGATGTTGAACTGTATTCTGTACACTTTGATATTCCTCTTTTTGTATCATGTACAAAGTAATTACTAGCTGCACCTATGATAGATTTTAATACTACTTTTCTTGGTAATTTACCTATATTGTTAATATCTTTAATAGGGATATCAATGCTAGTCCCATTTCCATTATATGTTGTGATCATTCTTGTTGCAGACGATTTTTTAGCATATATAATATATACATAAGAACTATTATTTACATTTGGATTACTAGGTGTATCTGTACCTGTACAAGCTAATTCTGTTCCACCCTCATAAGATTGTAGATATAAATGTGCAGAGGTACTTTTAGCAGAGGTGGAATTACTACTAAACAACTCTAAAAATTCATTACTAGCAAATTGTTTTAATACCACAATACCAGCGGCTGCATAACTCAAGTTTTTAACAATAGTTATATCAGCTTCACCATTTAAACTATTTGGTACTAAATGCCCCTCTTGTGAACTTCCCTTACACAACTCGATAGAATTTTCACTATGAGGATTATATATCTCAACATATCTTATCCCATGATTTGTCAATCCTGTTCTTACATGTGTATATATTTCAACATTAACCAAATAGGTACTGCTAGAAGTATTGATACCATTATCAAGACCAAGAATTAAACTATTAGTTGTAAATTGTTTTAATCCTTCAGATGAATCAGCTTCTGCATTTGCATTCTCAGAATGTATCCTTTTGTATACACCTCTTAAACCATCAAAGAAATAGTTAGTATTTGAAGAATTTCTTTGTTTAATATATACATTCACAATAGGAACTTCAAGTTCAATATCTAAATCAGTAACAACATTTCCTAAATCATCTTTTACTTCAAAAGTAGTTCTATCAAGTCTATATCCATTGCCATTATTATTTACTGTAAAATCACAACTTTTTATACCAATATTTAAACAGCCACTTTGATTAGGTACATCTACAGTATCTACAATTAAATTAAAAGCATCATAGATATTTATTGTTTGCGTATTTCCACTATCATTCCAAAAATAATCACCAAATCTTAATGTATCTGTTGTATAGTCAAACTTTCCACTTGCACCTGTGTAGTAGGTACTATTTATAGTTGTTGTTTTACCTGTGTATGTAAAAACATCAAAAGTCAAAGTTTTTACAAGGTCAGTGATACTAATATCCCCTTGCAACATTGCACTTTGAGGGATTCCATTTGCGATTAACTCTAGTACGATATCTCCACTTCCAAGAAGTGACTGTGCATTAATTGTTTTTATAGTTTGCCCACTAATAAGTTTATCTTGTTTAGTTTGGGCTATATTTTCTACAAACTCCCTACTTGCCATAACAACACTTGGATCTATTTGTAAAGTGATAGCATCACTATTGCTAACTTCCATTATCACTTTCACATACAAATCTTTTGCAACCCCATCAGCAAGTATTGGCTTAAAAGTCTCAGGATAATTCCCTACAGCTATCAAGTCCCCATCTACATCAAAGATACCAACTTCTCTAACCCAAAAGTTCCCAGTGGTTGCTGGTATATATCCTGTTGCTACTACCCAAGTGTTGTTATTTTCATCTACACTCAAGTCATTTAAATCAGCTCTAAAAACCTCATTGACAAGTTCTTCTTGAGATGCATCAGGCATCACTACCTCTCCAGCTCCATCCCCTAAAGCAATCTCAGTCAAATCTATTGTTGTATTATTCGCTGTAGCAGCTGCTATCTTTGCAGCACCTGTTTCTGTCAATACTGTAAAATATTCCATATTTTAAACCTCCATTTGTGGTTGGATTACAACCGTTTCTATCATATAAAAAGTGGCACCTATATGTTGTACAAATCCACTTAATATATCTTCTAATTGTTTTGGTATCACAGACACCACTTCACTACTTAAAGTGCTCATAGAATTTTTATATAAACCACTATTTTTCATATTTATAGTGATACCACTTAAGTGAGTACTTTCTCTTTTGGCTTCATCTACAAGCCTGATTGTTTTGTTTATATTCTCATCATTGACACTCTTATTTGGTGTAACATCGATGAGAAATTTATAAGTACCAGGAACTCCCTCATGCTTATCCCAAGTTTGCACTTCTATATTCTCACCAAAGATTGAAGCTGCTGCTTTTTTTACAGCCCAAGGAGAGCCTATATAATATTTGATTTCTCTTGCGTGTTGTAAATATGCTCTTGCTTCACTCTCTTCAAGTCCAGCAATACTCACATCATAATCCAAAGCTAAATGTGGTAATAAACTCACATCACAATAAAGAGGATTGATAGTTATTTTGCTTAGGTCAAATTTCTCTAAAGTAAGAGTTCCTACTTTTTCAACTGCTCTTTGTAGAGCAGATTCATTTATAGGTAAAATACTACTCATAAACTAGCCTCCACAAAAGTAAGATTAAACTCCGTTATAGAGATATACTCATTTATATCTGTTGTGATATCTTCCATAGCTTCCATACTTACCTTATATACACCCCCTATATGCATCTTTGTAATAATAGAAGAGTAAGGCAAATCTTCATCTATCTTAAAACTATTTGTAAAGTTTTCTTTAATAGTTTTTAAAATATCAGCTTGTTTAGATAGGTCAAAAAGCTGTATAGTAGCAGTTGGTATATAGCTTTTTTTTGTAGCTTGTATCACATTGACAACATCACAAAAAGCTTGAGTCTTTTCATCCCCTTTAAGTGCTGCTTCAACCTTTTCCATAACTTCAGCTGTTGCTTCAGGAGTTGTTGTATTTGGTAAGATATATACATTTACAACCATTGGATTAGGAGAGTGTACTTTTACATCAAACACCCTCTCATCAGCAGTTTTTGCAAAATATATGTAAGCCTTTTCCCCACCTGCAGTTGAGTATTTATACAAACCTAAAATAGCTCTTGAGAGAAAATCTTTATCACTTTCTACATCACTACCACCTGTAAAATCACCTAATGATTTAGCACTTACTACATAAGGATATGGTGATACTACAATCTCTGTTTTTATAGTGCTTGTCTTTACTTTTT